TCTTTAATATCAATGGGGAAATCCATCCCAGAAAATCCTCGTCCTCTATCAGTGATCTTATAGGGAGATTTCTCCAACTGGATTCTAGAAACATCGCATATATTTTCTCTGCACTTTTAGGTGTAAATCTACTGATCTTTCCATTAGACTCGAATTCCCATACACTAGGTACAGAGTCACCTTTATCTCCAACTAGGATTTTATTGAATATAAAAGGAAAACTGTCTATCTCTTCAATATCAACTTTCTTAAGAAAATCTTTTAGTCTTTCTTTCTCTGGAGAAATTGTAGAGCTCATGTTAAAAATGCTAACTTCACTTCTAGATTCATTTAACCAATTCTCTTTCCATCCAGTAGGGACTGAAAGGACATTTTTCTTAGAATTACTATTCCAAGTGGCAGTCCAAACGTCCGGGCCCTTCATTCTAGCAAGCTGATGTAGATCCTTATCTCCACTTATAATAATACAGCTTTCGCCCTCGTCATTGAATTTCTGAGACCAGTAAAGAAGTAGATCATCTCCCTCGGCACCTTCGATTTTAGAAAAAATGAATCCCATTTTTTCGAGATGAGAGCCAAACGATTGCATAAGATCAAAAAATATGCTCCAATCAACATTTTCGTCCTTCACCCTACCAGATTTATATCCTCCATCTTCTATTTCCACATCCTTCCTCCAGCTTCTGCTATCTGATGTGAAAATCAATCTGCCTCCAACGGGAAGCATTTTTAACGAAGCACAAAGATCAGTAGCAATCTTTCTAATAAACATAGATTGATCTGATTTGCTTTTAAGTACCTTTCCTGGATCGACATTTGATCCATATCCTGCGAATATGCCAAAGGTCTTGTGGAATATGTAGTTACCGTCTATAAGTATATTAATCATTTCTTCTTATTTTTTCCATTACCTCGTTTACTGTAAAATTGGGGTTTGTTATTATACAGTCAAAATCAGAAAAGTTTTTAAAATCTTCTCTATCAGCTTCAATTCTTCTTTCCGCTTTGTCTGCATCTCTTCTCCCCATTAATCTTTCCCTTAAAATGCTTTCGTCAATATCGATGAATATTATAAAGGATTCTTTTCTGTCCTCTGGTTTTAGTTTTGATATTCCTGTGGGTGTCATGATAAAAAGATTTGCTCTATAGAATTCATCCATAGATGTTCCATAGAACCACTTGTTAAATTCTACCCATTCATAAAAATCTCCCCCGTTGGCTCTTTCAATGGCTTCTTCGTAAGTAACGAAGTAATAATCAACGCCATTGAATTCTCCTTCTCTCGGGGGTCTGGATGTGTGAGAGACCGAATAGATTAAGCCTTCCACCCTCAATTGCTTAACTAGGTGATCCTTCCCCGAACCACCTTTACCTGCTATGATTATTCTCCTCCAGCTGTCATTCATATTAATCCGTTAGTTTCTGTATTTGAAAAACTAGAGACAATAAAGAAACCATAGGATCAATAACCTGGGTTCTCTGAGCTTGGTGATCTGCAACTAATACGATTACTACTGGGATTATTTTCTTCAATTCCGGCTTGTTGTTAATTATCCAGTTTATAAACTCTTCACCCAGAGCTGACATAACTTCGTCAACCTTTCCTTGGTATTCTCCTGCGATACTCTGGTAGTTTTTCACTGGATCCTTAGAAGTGGTTATAAGGGTATAAAGATCTTCATAAGACCAACCTAGCTCGTTAATCTTAGCGGAATCTACATTTTTAACTCCCTCTATCATCCAGGTCTGAATCTTATTCAAAGCTGATCTGAAATCGGGATAATAATTCTTCTGAAACTCGTTCAGCGAATCTGAATCTATGGTTATTCCAATTTTACCTAGAATTAAACCAATTCTCCTATTCCATTCTGACTTAAGAGCATTTTCTTCGTCACTGTTTACTGGATTGAAATCTATAACTTCGAATCTACTTTGGATTGCATCCGGAACCTTGTTGATATAGTTGCACGTAGCAATGAATCTAGCGTTGCTGGCGAACTTTTCGATTGTTCCCCTTAGTGCTTTATAGAATTGATCCGAAGCTCCGTCAAACTCATCTAAAATGACAATCTTCTTAGATGATTTACCGTCCATCACGGATATGGTGGAACAGAAGTCATTTATTTTTACCCGTATCGTTTCTACCGAGCTTTCATCAGAGACATTTATGAATATGCTAGGATATCCTGTTGCTAATATTTTAGCCAGTGTAGTTTTGCCACATCCTGGGGGTCCGCTTAATAAGACATTATGACCTAGACCGTTCTCGAATATCTTAGATATCCTCTGCGGAAGTATCATATGTCTAAGCTCCTTTGGGCGTAGTTTTTCTGTTAAGAGTTCTTGTATCATATTATTTCTAGAGTTAAAAAAAGAAGTTGTTTCTTAAAATTTACTAGAAAGATCATCAGCAGAATTTTTATCGTGACGAACCTCGACAAATCGAGGCAAGAATAAAGATCTGTTCTCGTGTTTATCCGTGATCGTTACGTTGTATTGTATTGCTGCAATCTTTCCGATGTGTGAATCCGGATCTTTACTAAGTTCCTTAAGATCGTTATCATTGAAACCAGATCCAATCTTAACATTAAGTGTTTTTGAAAGGTCTGTGCAAATAAATCCTCCGATAAGACCCTCTCTTTTTCCCTCTCCTGGATACCATCCAGTTATTTCAAGATCGCACTCGTTAACTTCCTTGAATTTAACCCAAGATTTAGATCTCTTGCATTCATAAACTCCGTTATCCTTGCAGATAACTCCTTCGCCGCCAATATCTACTATTTTTTTATAGATGGCAGTGATTTCAGAAGGATCTGACAATTCCCACATTTGAGCAAGCTTCACCGGAGAATCCTCCGATAATCCGCTAGTGATTTTTTCTAACGTATCTCTACGATCAACATATTCTAGAACCCCGCTTCCCTTATCTAGAGTAATGAGTTCATCAAAATCGAAAACATTAAAAAGAAATCCGCTTTCGATTTTATCGCTTGCCGTACCTTTAAGAATTTGTGTTACTTTACCGCTAACGGATTTTCTGTTCAAATCGGTTAATTCTCCATCGAAAAACCAGTTACCTGATAGTCCAGAGTTTATCATGCAGAGTTTTAAATCGAAAGTTATCTTCGGAAAGCAAGTAGCATCAAGTTCGTTGAATGCACGAGTAAAGTATGTGATTTCACCATTCTTGTAGATAGCTATTACACGTACGCCATCGTATTTTTCCTCACAGTAGATCTTGTCCCACTTTTCGATCACTTTATGATCGTCAGTAGCCAACATAAGAGAAGGATCAGGAATCAATTCCCTGCCTACTGCTTTGTTAATTAATTTTGCACCAATCCCTATGTTCATCCTTTTGGTAAGGATTTTCATTAGGTTTTTTCTCAATTCAGTGTCCTCTGACTCGTTCTCAGATAACCTAGCTCCGAGTAGGACCTCTGCCCTAGATCTAAGGGAATCATTTGCAGCAGGTGCTTTCTTCAGATCCTCAACCAGATCTTTGAAATCTTCCCATAAATTGGGATTTTCTGAATTAGATTTTTCTGGGAAATTTAGCTTGTGAAGCTTTGTAGTAACAAAGGGGTTAAAACAAGTGTCGAGAATGTACTCCATTTTAGGATTGATCGACGTCTTGATTAATGATTGCTTTGCTTTTTGCGATCCCTCGCCGGTCAAAGATTCTAAAACTTTAAGAATCTTGATGTTGTTTACCATTTCATCGAATACCATTTCTTATTATTTTTCTGCAAATATAAGAAATGATCCCGGTTAAAAAAAATATTAAGGACAAATTGTTAGAAGCATTTAAACCCTTCCTTTTGCTATTTTAACCGCCCTATTTTGAAACCTGCGGTAAATTGCATATGTTTGATTAATAAATTATAAAGAGTGCCTATAAGTCAAATAAACGATGGATTACGGAATTATAGAGTTACCTCCGGAGCTTCTCCTTCGCCCTCGCCCTCCGCTGGAGCGGCCTCGCCTTCAGCTCCGCCTTCCTCTTTCTTAGGAGCAGCTTTTGCTTCTTTTTTCAAATAGCTTTCGTTTGTAGCTATTTGATCCGGAGTTAACCCAAGGAATCTTTGTATAAGATAATCATTATCAAAGTATGCTTTCTCTTCCTCTCCGACCTTAACTTTAAGCTCGCCTAAGCCTTTTATGAATTCGCTTCTCTTAGTAAAGTTGGTAAGTTGAACCATTTCTTCAAACTCACTTTCTCTGTGAAAATCCAATCCCAGATTTGCTTTAAAGCTTCTATCTCTTGACAACTCAGGAAAATCTAAGCACATTTGAATATAAAGGGGCTTGACAAGTATCTCCTGGAAAATAGATCTTAATCTTCTTAGGAATTTCTCAAACCTTATCTCGTCTCTTTCCAACTGATCTATACCTATCTGATAATTAACAGGACCAGCAGCCCTTGAAGCAAATCTAGCATAAGGTATTTTGGAATCCATTTTTAACTTGTTATAGAAATAAAGAACATTATCCATAACATTAAAATCCGGACCATTAGGATTTAATGATTCTATCTGAGGTGATTGACCATTCTGTTCAGGAAATAGATAGTTTTTATAAAACTGAACCTTAGGTCTTCCATTTACCGTTAATTCACCTGAAGCGTCATTAATGGTAATATCCTCCTTGTAGTTAGACATTAGCTGGCCTAAAGTCTGCATAGCTTTTTGAGGAGATTGGCTACCAGTAGGAATAATAAACTTCAATCTATAAGAAGCATTCATAACATTCCAGATGATTCTGGAATTCTCCATGATTCTTAGAATGTTGTAGGATCTAACGAGTCTTTCTATATAGCTAACCCTAGATACGCTATTACCCTTAGCATAAGAAATATAAATGATTTGCTCATTTGTTAGTTTCCTAGTCATTTGAGGATTTTTTGGATACTGAATCCAAAATTGTTGGTATTCATTTTCCCCTATCTTTTCAACAGCGGGTTGTAGAGAAGATGGATCAAGCTCTTTAAATCCGATTATCTCTTTTCCTTTGTTGTCATAGATAATCTCAAATGCGAGAAATCCGTCAATTAAAAATTGTTTGAAATACTGCCAAGCAAGTACGGAATTTTGGAACCCAAATATATTGTACAGCCTATTATAATGTAGAGATATCTTATTTAATACCTTCTCCTTTAGATCTAAATTAAGGAAAGAAGGATTAGCAAAATAATTTCTATCGTCATAAGTGATAGATTCGTCTGTAATCGTATCAATAATAAATTCAATTTCTCCATTTAGTGAAAATTTTCTTAAGAAGTTTCTTTTTTCTACATAGTCCTTATCGAAGTATGCGATGTATTTTCTTACCTTGGTATCCTGGTAAGAAGCTGTCCAGTAAAAAGCGTCATCCTGGGTAAATCCAGTTCCTTGCTGATTAAAGAAATAACTTTCTGTTTTACCTACGGCCTGAGAATTTCTAACGACCATGTCATCATACTGCATACCGAACTTGGATACTTTACCAAGGCTTCTCAGTATGTTACCTAAAGCTGACTCGTTAGGTCTTAAAAAATCTAAAAATCCTGCCATCTCTTATTTTTATAGTGTTACTTCTGGTGCTTCCCCTTCTTTTTCTTCCCCGCCTTCTTCTCCACCTTCTTTCTTCTCTGCTTTTTCCTTCTCCTTAGCTTTTCTCTCCATGGCTTCCTTATTTGCTATTATATCCTGTCTGGACATACCAAGGAAAGTCTCAATAAGGAAAGCGGTAGAGAAATATGGCTTCTCTTCGTCTCCGAGTAATCCTGCCATAGCAGTAACAGATTCTTTCCTTTTATTAATAACATCCATCTCCTGATTGAGCTTAAATGGATTATCAGAGAAATAATCTAGTCCCAATTGGCTCTTAAATAAGAAGTCCTTCTCCAGGTTAGGATATTTTTTAGCCATTTGAATCCAAAGTGGCTTTGTTAATATCTCCTGGAAAATTGATCTAAGTCTTTCTACAAACTTAGCAAATCTTATTTCTTCCTTATCTAATCCTTCCGCTCCGTTTGAATATGGAGAAGTGTTTCCACCGTCTGGAGTGTGAAACCTTGAAGGCGGAACTTTAGATTCTTGCACGAACTTATCAAAGAAGTAAGACAAAGGTGCAGGATCATTTAGATTAGGTCCCTCAGTGGTAACAGGTTCTATGGTAGGCGTACCATTAACACCAGAGGGCATAAGATAGTTTTTATAAAACTGGATCTTAGGTTTACCGTCAATTAGTAATTCCCCGCTCTCATCATTAAGCTGGACATCCTCCTTATAGATACTCATAAGTTCACCCAAGGTTTGCATACCCTTTTGAGGTGATTTAGTACCGATAGGAACTGTCATCTTTAATCTAAAAGATGAATTCATAACAGACCAGATAACTCTAGTGTATTCTATAATTCTCAGAATGTTATACGGTCTAATTAGCCTCTCGATATAACTTACCCTAGAGATTGCATTTCCTTTAGCATAAGAAATATAGATTATCTGCGGATCGTAAAGTATTCTTCTCCTTTTCGGGTCTTGTGGGAATTGGGTCCAGGTATTAACAAAAGTTCCGTCTACCTGTTTCTCTACACTCGGTATTATAGTAACAGGATCCAATTCTTTAAATCCTATGATATATTTACCCTCGTTATCGTAGATTATCTCAAAGCATAAAAATCCGTCAACTAAAAATTGTCTAAAGTACTGCCATCCAGTAATGTCGTCGGTAAATCCCCAGATGTCATAAAGCTTTTTATAATTCTCATAAAGATCCTCTTTTAGCTTTTCATTTATGTCTGAAAGATCTATGAAATCCGGGTATGCAAAGAAATTAGCGGGATCGTAAGAAATGGCTTCGTCACATATCGTATCTAGAACCCATTCTATCTCGGGATTAAGCGAGAATTTTCTTAGATAATCCCTTTTGCCCTTATAGTCTTTATCGAAATATGAAATGAACTGCTTTGTTGTGATATCCTGCTTTGCTAAGGTCCAAAGCATGCTTTCGTCCTCTACATTAGCTTTGTTCTTATTTAAAAAAGCAGCCTCAGTAACACCAACAGCTTGTGAATTTCTGATGACCATGTCATCATACTTCATACCAAAAGTACTCAGTTTCCTCACTGATTCCCTGATCCTCTGTATAACAGGGGATTGAGATGGATCATTATTGTCTACAAAACCGGCCATTTAGTATGTTTTAGTTATTCTACTATCAAAACTTAAATTAATTTCGATTGGTATTCCTTATATATCCCCTGCAGATCTAAGCCCTCTACATCGCCCCTTCTCAGATAAGGTAATTTATACCAGTCTTCTAAGTCCAAAACATGTATTTCTCTGATGAACCTTGTCTTGAATCCAAATAGAGAAAACTCATATCCGGTATTAGCAAGCATATTCTTAAGATTGATATTAGTTAAAGGCAAGGGAGATATAGCTCCTCCTTTTGTATAGTAATTCTGATTTTTTTCTATCATGGAAGAAAAGTTATCATAAACCTTTCCCACTATTTTCATTCTATACTCCGGAGGTGTTACGACAAGATCGATACCTCTTAATATCACACCATTTTCCGGTGTCGGGTAAGAATCTGTGCATAATACTATAGGATTTCTGTCTATAAACTTTCTCTTATCTGACAACTCGCTGTCAGTGGGATAGGGAAAGGCATATATTTCTCCTGGTATAAAAGGAGGGGAAAAACTCTTCTCTGAATTTCCTCCGGAGAAATATTTCTCGGAAAACACATCATCAGTATTCTTTACTAGCTCTGCAATACTGTTGAATTCTTTCTTGTATTGTAATACAGATTCTGAATATTTCATTTACTTTTAAATAGGAATTTTTCATCGACCACACCGAATCTAAATCCTCTTTTCTCAGCCCATTCTTTAGCTGCTTTGAATTTTGCTTGGTTCGTTATCCAAACCTGCATGTTGTGATTATATGATTTTAGCTTAGCAAGGGTCATAGTACCCTCATAAATGGGCTTTTGAGTCTGCCTCTCCGGCTTGATCTCTATTATCCACTGTTGTTCTTCGCCAGACTCTTTTAGAACTTTTATATAAAAATCTACATTGTAATCATGTTCCTTTTTGTCCAGAGGATTGATGTACTTGATAGCTATAGGTTCAGAACTCCATTTCATTATGGATTCATTAGTATCGCAATAAACACAGAATCGATATTCCCAGGAAGATCTGTATATTATGTTGTGGATATCTCCAATATACTTATCTGGGTTAGAGGGTTCAAATTTTCCGGATTTGTAATCCCCATTAGGTTTTACTTTTTTTATATCCGTCATGATAACTTTTATACGTTATACGAATTATCGTCACCTGTTATGTAGCTGAATGGGATAGTTTTAGGACTTTTTGGTGGGTGTAATTTTTTCCATCCCTTTGCAAATCCATTCTTTGCTATCTGGGTAAAGTAAGCAAAGGGATTGTTGGATTTTTCTGGATTGAATCTATCCCAATATTTACAAAGATCTTCCATAGCAAAAGCCATGCAATCCTCTTTGTCCTCTGGATCTTTATAGGCCATTTTTTTGGATATACCCTGGATCATTAGGGTAAACATTCTTATAGTCTCAGGGGTAAGTTTACCCGCTTTTTTCGATTCTATAACAGCGACGATAAGATCACTATTTCTAACATAGTCTTTTGCCATTAATTCTTTATTATTTTGAAGGTTGGTCATTTCTTTCTAGTCGAAAAAAATAGAAATATTTCAAAAAAAAGAGAACGTAGCTTAAAAAGCTACGTTCTCAGTTATTTTTTTATATTATTTAGAGTCTTCCTTAGAATCAGATTCTTCCTCTTGTTCCTCTTGTTCTTTACCTGTTGGTGCCTTGCTTAATTTACCTGCAGACGAATCAACAAATTCTTTTCCTGGAGTCTTCTGACTATCAAATTTCGGAGCGAAATAGAAGTTACGACTTAGTTTTTTTTTAAATCGTCAGATTCGTCTAGGTTGTAACCCATCTCATCATTTACTTCGAAATCTATATCACCTTCTGATCCTGGGGCTTCCGCTAAATTCATGAATTTATCTAAAGATGTTACATGTTTTGTCTCCTTAGCAGCTTTACCTTTTTCCGGTGCTTCTACTAAATTAGCATCTACTCCTTCTCTAAGATTGTATCCGATTTCTTTGTTCTTACCATCTGCGTCTTTACCCTCAAATTCAGTTTTATCCTTAGTTTCTGGACCTTCAGCTAAATCATCTTCGCCTTCCACTTTACCTTTTTCTTTCTTATTGTTTCCTGGTGCTTTAGCCATAGCATCTGCTTTAGCCTTAGCTTCGTTAACTGTAAGATTGTAACCGTGCATATGATCGAGTTCCATCTCGATTTCGTCTCCTTCTCCCTTAGGTGCTTTAGTGAATCCGTGTCCGTCAGAGAAAGTTTTTAATAAAGCTTTTTGCTCCTCTAAGCTTAAACCAGATTTTTCAAGGGTTCTAGAGATTTCTGACTCTTTAACTTCTCCGCCTTCTTCCTCTTCTCCTTTATCATCAGAATTCTTTTCTGCTGCTTGGCTTAAAGCTTCTTCTAGATCAGAGATTTCATTAACTAGGAAATCTGAAGTTTTACCGGTATCCAAAAGAACTGTATATCTTCCTGATGAAGCATCTACTGAAATGATCTTTCCAGTTTCGCCAGATTCTTTAACTTTGATATAGTCACCAATATTGAATTTCTCATCTTCAGACAATGTTTCATATTCTGGTGAATCCTCGATCTTACTTAATTCAATATTGATCTGATTCCATTTTTCTCTTAATACTGAAAGTTCGTTATTAAGTAAAGCGTGAGCGGATTTCATTTCCTTTGAAGAAGCATATAAAGGATTGTTTTCCATTAGACCCTCAACCTTATTGATTTGATCTTCTATTCTAGAAATGTTCTCTAGTACTTTAGTTCTGTCATTAATCATGATAGACTTAAGTTTTTGCTCACCTTCTAAGAATTCAGTTAAACCTTCAGAGATATCATATCTCAAATAATCCTTAACCATTTTAACCGCTTGAGATCCGTTTACTTTATAAACTGAATTCTCTCTCATACCTTCGTTGATTCTTTGAAGGTAAATTTCGCTGTTCCATTTAATAAGGTTAACTGAAACTCCTTCGTAGATATTAGAAGTTATATTTTTAGCAAAGTCTAACTCAACGATGTTAGAGAAGTTTACGTAAAGATTGATGATATCACCAACTACTTGAGATTCATTAACTGCAAAGTGTGAAGCAGATTCTAAGCCTAATACTTTAGCCAATTCTCCTACGCTTCTGAAGTTTAGTTTAGATTTACCTAAGTAAACTGAAACACCTTCATTTTCTTCTACCAAGCTAACATATTTCTTTCCTAATTGGATTAAGATTCCGTTTTCGTTGATCTTAACATAAGGTCTAAGAGCAGAGTTAACCAAACTGATATAATCAGCTGGTACAGATCCAACTTCTTTTGTGCTTAATTTTCTTAGTGATTCTCCCTGAGCTTCAAATAAGCTATTTCCGATAGCAAAGATAGTTTTATCTCCCTCGATTAAGATTGGTGAGTAGATTCTTCCCACTTTTGATTCTCCTTGAGCATTAACAGGGATTTCCAATTTTCTAGAATCTGATGCCTCGTTAACATTTAAGTAATTGATTAAATTTCTAACAACTGGATTAAAAGACCATTTTGAGATTTCTTTAGAAAGTAAACCTGAAGATTTGCTTTCAGAAATTAGCCAGTTGCTTAATGATTCACTAAGCTCAGAATAGAAACTGTTGTTTCCACTTTGTTTAATAGATTCTAAAACTTTAGAAACTTCTATTTCTCTCGAGAATTTATTAATCTTCTCTTTAAGATTTTCGATGATAGGTAAAACCGTAACGTCCCATTTGAAAGATTCTAATTCAGCAACGAAGTTGTGAATAACTGAAAATTCTGGTACGCTCTTATTTGCAATGATATTTGCATACTGCTCACAAACGATTTTAACCTTAGGGTATTCGTAAATAGAAAGGCCTTTGATTTTTCCGATTGATTCAAGAACTCCTAAGTTTCTAAGTCCCTGAGCTTCAACGAAAGATCTTGTGCTATTGTCGTTTGTTTCTAAGTTATTTAGGCTCTCTAAAAGAGATTTGCTAGTTTCTTCTTTCTTTTCGTTTCCGATATAAGAACCAGAATTATTTAAAGAAGCATTGCCTCTTAAACCTCCCCAAGATTCCATTAAAGCTGAAGCTCTCTTTTTAGATTCCTCCATTTGCTCATTTTTTATAGAATCCCAGTGGCTTTTCATTTCTGGTGTTGCTTCTGCTGAAGCTTGCTCGTTAAGAGCGGCAAGAACCTGTGATTCGGTCATCTCAGAGGATCCGCTAAGATAACTCTCGCAAATTTGTCTAACCTCTGGTGATTTTGTTAGTTCTTTCAGTTTTTTAACTTGGTTTATAAAATCCATGGTCTTTTGTTTTTTTAATCTTTTTATATATCCATGCTATGGACAAAAACTTTTTACTATATATTTAATCTGTGCCCCTATTTTATCACTTGCAGACTAAGATTTCTAATTTAACGTCTATATCTGTGTGTGGGTTACAGAAAACTATTCCTCCTAAATTTGAATATACCCCGGGTTTAGATAGTAGCCATCCTTCATAGATAGAGTCGCTCGCCGATATGCTTTTGCCTGAGAGTACCGTAAGTTCCCCCATATAATAGGTATCATTCAAATATGTCCACTGGATATATTTTCTAGACTCGACTGTGGTTGAGGGGTAAACCGCCTTAACTGCTATAAAAGAAACATACCCTAGGTTGTCTCCTATATCGGTTTGACTTAACAAATAACACTTACCTGACTTTAGCATTACCCTACTCTTACTGAAAGAAACTGATTCCTCCAGAAGATCGTCCATCTCAAGATATATCGGAAGTTTATTGGTGTTGCCCTCGTCAAGAACTAAATTTCCTCTATAGAATCTGAATCCTGTTCCTTCGTCATACGGACATGTTATCGGTCTAGTTGCCATTTTATTAATTAGCTGTTATTATAGTCAATTTTACGACCCTGTTAGTTGGATTGGTGAAAGAAATACCACCCGCTCCCACATCAGCCGGTCCAGTATGTCCGTAGGTTGAAAATGGATCCATATCCCATCCTCTCCAGTTAGTGCCTGCCTTAACTGCACCCGTTAGGATCATTAGTTTGCCCATTGTATTTCTTCCGCCGTTTTTATAGTCCCAGAAAAGCAGTCTTTCATCAGAATCCGCTTCAGGCAGATAGTAAGCTCTAGCAACTATCATCGATGCTTCTCCCGAGGTTCCTTCTAAACCCCCAGTGTCTATATTAACACTGTTTTGTGGACCTATTTCAAAGGTTTGCTTTTGGAAATCAGAAAAACTTTGGAGTGGATGAAAAAAGTCAGCAACATTAAGATAATCAAGGGTGTTGGCTTTCTGCGTTACAACAAAAGACTCCTTTATAAATTTAAGTTCAGGCTTCTCGTTAAACTCTTTAAATGTAGCATCTATTCTAGGTAAATTTGCTCTAGTTATTGCTATATTGGTATAGACAGTATCGAATCCACCGGTTGCCCCTGCCATCGGATTAAGAGCATATCCTGCTGATCCTGCTGACAAAGAGTCAGGGCCACTTGAAAGTGCCGATCCCCCGTCAAAATTATATGTTGTTGTATTTTGGTCTGACACTCCTTGTTAGCTTATTTTCATTGGGTCGACATGAACTGATGTCTCATATCTTCCTGTATTTATCGACTCCATAGCTTCTGGTCTAGGTAAAGGCTCTGAACCCACGTTTGAGTCTATAATCGGATCAAGAGGGGTTTGTTCCTCTACCGTATCCACGATTTCTTCCGTAGCTGGTTCTTCTTTTTCTTCTGCGGTAACTAATTCCTCCCCTGTGGGTTTAATGTAATCTACTAGGGATTTTATAAACCCTAATGCAACAACCGGAAGGATTGCTCCACTTACTATAGAAAGAACCCTCTTTTGATAGATTAAATCTTCTTCAGTAAGGCCGAATAA